CCGGTGATCGTGTTCGGCGACACCTCCCAGGAGAAGACCGACGGGGAGGCGGGGAACCCATGAACAAGAGAGCAGCGCTAATTGCCACCGCCATCGTCGTCGGGCTCGCGTCGTTCTGCGGCCTGCTGTACCTCGCCTTCGAGGGGTGCAAATGGGCCATGATCGTCCTCGCCGTCCTGGGCGTCGCCGTAATCTGGGGCGGCTTCTACTGGTCTTTCAAAGACTGACGACATGGACGCCGACAAGCACTACCGATTCGTCAAGCGCCAGTTCATCATGGGCTGGGAGGGCCAGGAGGACGGCCTTCTCCTGATCTACGCCGACGGCTCCCGCGAGGTTATCCCCATGAGCGAGAGGGAGGCCCTGGAGAACAGCCTCCACCTCGCCAGGGAGCTCGACGACGCCATCGGCCTGACCTGGGAGGACTGACACATGGCGCGGCAGCTCATATTCCACCCGAAATACGAGCCCCTTTTCCGTCCAGGGAAAGCGGACGACCCGCGCTACACCATCCTCACCTCCGGCCGCGCCGGAGGCAAGTCCACCGCCGTCTCCACCGCAACCGTCTGCGACACCTACACCGACGACAAGGCCATCCTCTACGCCCGCTACACGATGGCCGCCGCCGAGATCTCCGTCATACCAGAATACACCGAGAAGATCAAGATCCTGGGGAAGGAGCGCCACTTCGGCGTAACGAAGGACACCATCGTCAACCGTGCCAGCAAGGGCGTCGTCTACTTCCGGGGCATCCAGACGAGCTCCGGCAACCAGACCGCGAAGCTCAAGTCCATCCCCAACCTCCGCAAGTTCTTCCTGGACGAGGCCCAGGAGCTCGTGAACCCGGTGGACTTCGACACCATCGACCTCTCCATCCGCGACATCGACGCCGTGAACAGCGTCCTGATGGCCATGAACCCCACCGACATCCACCATTGGATCTACAAGCGGTTCTTCAAGAAGCCGGGCGTCCCGTTCGACTTCAACGGCGTGGTGGACGACGTTCGCTACATCCACACGGACTGGCGCGACGTCCGCGCCTACCTCTCGCCCTCCTTCGTCCAGATGGCCGAGAAATGCGAGAGGGAGAACCCGGAGAAGTACCGCAACATCTACCTGGGCGACTGGGCTGTCCGGCGCTCCGGGCTCATCTACACGCGCTGGGAGCCGTGCGACCGCGCGGAGATCCCTCCGGGCCTGGAGTGGTGGTACGGCAACGACTGGGGCTACAGCAACGACCCGGACGCCCTGCTCCGCATGGCCTTCGACCCGCTCACCCGCACCCTCTACGTGGTCCAGGTCATGTACGCGACGGGGAAGCTCCCCAGGGACGTGGCCGCCGCGATCCGCAGGGACTGCGAGGCCAACGGCCTGGACTGCGACCGCACCCTCGTCTACTGCGACCCCGCCCGCCCGGACAGCATCCAGGAGCTCCGCATGCAGTACGGCATCAACGCCGTCCCCGGCATCAACCGCGACAAGGTGGGGCGCATCGGCTACCTCCAGGGCTTCAAGGTCCGCTACGTCGGGGACGCTATCAGGGACGAGATTGAGACATATTCCTGGGAGCCCGACAAGAACGACCCGGAGGTCTACACCAACACGCCGCAGGACGGCAATGACCATCTATGTGACGCCGCGAGTTATGCGACGACGCACCTGCGCCGGCTCGCCATCGCCAACGACGACGGAGACCTCCCCGGACGCGCATAACGGAAAGACCGAGAGCGGGGACGGCCGATATTTCCCCGTATTCCCTATTTTGGGGCACAAATAACGCATTAACCATGTTCGGACTTAAAACTGTACGGGCGAAGGACCTGGACGCCCAGAACGCGAAAATAGAGGCCCTGCAGGCCGAGCTCAAGGGCTACTACGAAAACCGCGAGGCGGGGAACCAGTACTTCGCCGCCATCGCGCCCCTCCTGAAGGGGATGGACCTGGAGAACGTGACCGCCGCGATCAAGCGGTCCGACCTCAAGGCCGCCTACGAATCCAACGGCCCCGCCTGGGGCATCATCAACAAGATCGCGAAGGCCGTCGGCGAGATGTTCACCTTCCTGGAGCTCCAGAGGTGGGACGGCAAGGCGTGGAAGGACGTGGAGACGCACTGGCTCCTGGACCTGCTCCGCCACCCGAACGACCGCTACAACTGCAAGCGCTTCGGCGAGGGCTGGACCGTCAACCGCCTCGTCTACGGAGACAGCACCGTCTACTCCCCGAAGGAGATCGGCAAGAACCGGGGGCAGGGCAAGGAGATGTACATCATCCCCGGCCACCGCGTCGGCATCGAGAAGGGCGGCTACCGCGCGCCCATGAAGGGCATCAAGGTCTCCGGGGGAGGGAAGCAGGAGCTCATCGAGCCGGAGAACTTCTTCATGTCCTTCAACTACAACCTCGACGACACCAGCTTCTACGGGACGAGCCCGCTGGTCGTCGCCGCCGTCTACCTCTCCATCATCGACCGGGGCATGGCCCGCCAGGACGTCGCCCTCCAGAACGGAGGCCCGACCGCCATCGTCACGCCGAAGGCCGACAACCTGGGCGTGATGCCGGCGATGGCCGACCAGGTGACCGAGGAGCTCAACGGCAAGGAGGTGAAGGGCCAGATCAAGGCGCTCCGCACCGCCATCGAGCTCCACGAGCTCGGCGCCTCGCCGGTGGACCTCGGCATCCTCTCCAGCCACAAGGAGGCCGTCACCGCCCTCTGCTTCGTGTACGACATCCCCGTGGACCTCTACTACGGCCAGAGCAAGTACGAGAACGCGAAGGAGGCGAAGAAGGCCCTCTACGAGGCGAACGCCATCCCCCTGGCGAACGAGTTCGCCGCCGACCTGCTCGCCCACTTCGGGCTGGACGGCGAGTTCCGCCTCACCGTGAACACCGACAAGATCTCCGTCCTCCAGGACGACCCCGCCGACGTGCTCGACAACCTGAACAAGATGCACGCCACCCTGAACGAGCTCCGCGAGGCCTACGGCTACGAGCCGAGGCCGGAGCCCTGGGCCGACCTCCCGATGGTCCCCATGTCCACCATGTTCGGAGGCGAGGGCGTGCAAGACATCAACGAGGAATAAATGCCGCCCGTCAAGAAGCGCATCACCCCTGCGGAGCGCAGGCACCAGGACCACCTCCGGCGCAAGACGCTGAAGGTGGCCTCGGTGTACGAGGCGCGGCTGGAGGCCGACCGCCGCAGGGAGCTGCACCGCGTCCTGAACATGGGGCGCGACTATGACGACCCGATCGCGCTCGTCCCCCTCATAGAGAGCGAAATCGACGAGACCAAGTACCTCGGCAAGTGGTGGAAGGGCCTGATCGTGGACGCCGGGCTCCCGATAGCCCAGGCGACGGCCCGCGACCTCCGCGCGGAGAAGGCCGCCCTGGAGGACGACATCTGGCTCGCCGCCCTCCGCAACTACGCCACCGCCCGCGCCGGCACGGAGATCCGCGTGGTCACCGGCACCTGGAAGGACACCCTCGTCCGGCTCCTGCGCCAGATCCTCGCGGACGACCTCGCCATCGGCATCGAGAAGGCCACGAAGGAGCTCTACCGCCGCTACACGGGCGACCTGGAGAAGTGGATGTGCCGCCGCATCGCCCAGACGGAGGCGATGATCGGCATGGCCGAGGCCGCAAACGACGCCGCCAAGACGCTCTCCATCCCCTATACGAAGGAGTGGTGCATTTCCGGGCTCGGCAACACCCGCGCCAGCCACGAGCTCATGGACGGGGTGCGCGTGGACGAGGACGAGCCGTTCTCCCTCCCCGGCGGCATGCTCATGTACCCGCACGACACCAGCCTGGGCGCCGACGGCTCGGAGATCATCAACTGCGCCTGCGCCTGCATCCGCCGCCCGAAGAACAACCTCGCCGACGAGCCCGGTCCCGAACCAGTCGCACCCCCGGAGCCGCAGCTCCAGGAGCCGGCAGCGCCGGAGACGCCGGCCACCCCGGAGGACGCGCAGAGGGAGGCGAGGATTCAGGCGCTCATGGCCGAGATGGACCAGTCGCTCCCGGAGGAGACGCGCCGCGCCATCGCGGAGAACGACCTGGAGCTGGAGAAGGCCCTCGGCATCAAGAAGGGCGCGCCCATGACCGTGGAGAAGGCCGACGAGCAGAGCGCGAACCCGAACTTCATGAAGGACCGGGCCTACCAGACGAACTGCGTCACATGCTCCGACGCCTTTGTAATGCGTATGAGGGGATTCGACGTCACCGCAAAGGGGAACACGGCCAAATCCCTCGTCCGTGAGGTCGCGGACGGCGACAACACCTGGAAGGTCTGGAAGAACGCCGACGGCACCGCCGTCAAGCCGATAAACCTCAAGGAATGGATGAAGAAGAACAGCGTCCAGGAAATGACGTCCGACCTCTACCAGAAGTTCTACGAGGAATCCTGCAAGGACCAGGGCACCTACATCACGCTCATAAGGTGGAACAACGGAGGCGGCCACGCCACGGTCGTCATGAAGAAGGCAGACGGCACCCTGATACGAATCGAGCCGCAGACCTACATCCAGTTCCTCGGCACAGAGAGGCCGATCGACACCATCACGAAATGGTGCCACAAGGAGCCGTGGGACGACTGCGGCGTCATGCGCGTTGACGACAAGCTCCTGGACCCCAAGTACGCGGGCCTATTCGGCATCAAATAAGGCGATCAATTCGAGGGCTTCCTCGCCGGTCACCTCCTCAACTTTTCCGTCTCCGTAAAGGTACACGAACGGGAACCCAGTGTACTGGTTTCTGGGGAATTCATAGCAATAGACGTCACGCCCTTCCCTTTTTCCGAGGAGGGAAAAATGGGCGCCATAGGCGTCGACAAGGCTGGCCGCAGCCTTCAGGACTTCTGCAGGTACACTCATGTCGGCAAATATAGCAAAGTTTTCCAATATCGAAAAGGCCGAGAGGGTGGCGTATTGAATACGCCGTGAAAAATGATAGTTTTGTGCGTAACCATTAAAAACCGGCACGGAACGCACAATGAGACGCAATCCCATCCAATTCAAGAACGCCCCGGAGGAGGGCCTGGAGACCAAGCAGGTGGACGCCCGCCTGGAGGTCAAGTCCGAGGGCCTCGCCGACGGCGTGCTCCTGCACATCAAGGCGTACGGGCTGGCCTTCGGGAACATCGACCGCGTGGGCGACATCATCGAGCCCGGCGCCTGCGACAAGTGGCTCGCCGGCGACGAGGCCGACATGATGGCCCTCTGCTGGCAGCACGACCGCGCCACCGTGATCGGCAAGATCACCGACAAGGGCGTGGACGACTACGGCCTCTGGTTCGAGGCCGACATCCTCCCGACGACGGCCGGCAAGGACGCCGCGATCCTCCTGAAGTCCGGCGCTGTCACTCGGTTCAGCATCGGCTACCGCATCAACCAGTACCGCTACGAGAAGCGGGCGGGCTACGAATACGACATCCGCATCCTCTCCGAGATCGAGGTGTACGAGGTGTCGCCCGTCACCGTCCCGGCCAACCCCAAGGCCAAGATCGTCAGCGCGAAGAACGACGACATCAACAACAACCCCAAACCCAATCAAACTATGACCCCTGAAGAGATCAAAGCGATGCGCGAAAGCATCGAGAAGGCGGCGACCGAGAAGGCCTCCGCCGAGCTGAACGCCAGGATCGAGGAGATCAAGGCGAAGCAGGAGAAGATCGATGCCCAGGAAAAGGCCATCGACAATCTCGACCAGACCATCAAGGCCCAGCAGCTGGCCATCGACGACCTGAAGAAGAAGCTCCAGGCCGAGGCCGCCGCGAACTTCTTCACCGCCGTCAAGGCCGCCGTCGAGGAGCGCCGCGAGGACATCGAGGCCCTCATCAAGTCCGGCAACCAGAACGGCTCGATGAAGATCGAGTTCGAGCACAAGACCGACTACGACATCACCGTGGCCGGCGACATCAGCTACCGCTACGCCTGGGGCGCCGCCCTCGACCCGCAGGTCTCCGGCCCCCGCGCCCTCGCCCACCCGTTCTACGAGGTGTTCAAGAAGGAGAACATCAACGCCCTGTTCGCCAACTGGATCGAGGGCACCTACACCGACCAGACCGCCTACGTGGACGAGCTCGCCGCCCTGCCCGACGGCAACGCCGCAGCCGCCGAGAAGTCCCGCAAGATGGCGAAGTTCGGCGCCCACCTCCTGCTCTCCAGCGAGGTGACCGACTTCTTCACCGCCCTCTACGACTGGGCCAAGACCACCGCCCAGGTGAAGCTCATGGACTTCGCCGACGCGGAGATCTACTCCGGCGCGGGCGCCGACACCAACAGCACCACCCAGAAGAAGGTCTACGGCCTGAAGTCCCAGGCGACCGCCTTCTCCGGCATCGGCACCTACCAGGACGCCACCATCGCCGACCTCGTGAAGGACGCGAAGCTCCAGGCCAAGAAGTACGGCTACAACCTGAACGTGGCCTTCATGTCCTGGGCCGACTACGCCACCCTGAACGGCCTCAAGGACTTCAACGGCCGCTCCATCTGGGACGACCGCGAGGAGCTCACCATCCAGGGCGTGCGCATCATCCCGTCCGGCAACGTCAGCTCCGGCGACATGCTCCTGGCCGACACCTCCGCCGTCACCATCAAGGAGCGCCCGGTCTACGAGCTGGAGATCGTCCGCAACGCCAAGCTCGACGGCTGGGACGTCTACCTCCGCAAGAGCATCCAGACCATCGTCAAGGACGCCGACAAGAAGGGCCTGATCTTCATCGACGCGATCTCCACCGAGCTCGCCTCCGTGACCTCCGAGGGCCCGCTCACGAAGCTCGCCGGCACCGTCAACGACGACGACCAGATCGAGACCCACCCGAACACCCAGTAGTCGCATGACCGATGCCCAGACTGGAGATCATATCCGTCGAGGACGGCTTCTGCCGGGGAATGCTGGAGGACCTGAAACAGTACGCCAGCATCCCCGACGACAGCCGTGACGCGATGCTCCAACGCATCCTCCGCAACGCCGCCCTGCGCGTCCAGGAATCCGCCGACCGGCCCTTCCTGGCGACCACCCTCAAGGTGACGGCGGCGGTGCCGGAGGGGACGGGCATCATCCGCCTCTACATGGGCGGGGGCGACATCGTGTCCTGCCAGGACGCCGGGGGCGGTTCCGTCCCCTTCGACCCCCTTCCGGGAGGCCGCCTGCTCGTCTACAAGCGGGGCGTCCCTGTCAGCGTTACTTACACCACCGTCCCGACCGACGGGGATCGCGACGCGCTCTACCACACCGTACTGCGCTACGCGACCGCCGACTACGACGGGGCGGAGACCAGCGAGCTCAACCAAATCCTGACGGAGGCAAGACAATGACCATGCGGACACCCAGGGGCGCGAGGCGCTACAACGATCTCGTACAGCTCACCATGACGAAGGCCGTGCACGACGAGTTCGCGCACGCCTCGTACGGCGAGACCGAGGTCGTCCTGGAGGTGTACGCGGAGGTCCGGCAGATGTCCTCCACCAAGACGATGCTCACCTTCCAGCAGGCCGACGTGGTGGGCGTGGACGTGGAGTTCCGCGTCCCGTCCGTCCAGTTCAACGGCATCCGCTGGAGGGGGCGCGAGATCCACTTCCCGACCCCGGAGATACTCGACAACCGGGGCCGGGTGGTGCGCGTCTCCGGCTGGTACCAGGTGGACGACCCGATCCAGGAGGACCCTCCGGCTCCCGTCACCACGGAGGCCGGGGAATGAGCCAGGGGGGCTCCATAGAGCTCGAAGGGCTCGACAAGTTCCTGAAGGCCCTGGAGGGCGCGGACCGCAAGGTCGTGGACGCCGCCCTGGAAGGGCTGGAGGCCGGGGGCATGGAGATCATCGCCGACGCCCAGAGGAACCTCCGCGACAACAGCTCCGTGGTCACGGGCCTGCTCCGCCAGAGCGGAAAGGTCACCAGGAAGGAGGACGACATCACCGTCGGCTTCTTCGACACGACCAACAAGACCGGCTACGCCGAATACGTGGAATACGGACGGCGCTCCGGCAAGTTCCCCCCGGTGGACCAGCTCGTCGCCTGGGCCTACAAGAAGTTCCACATGAAGGACTGGAAGCTCGCGAGGAGCGCCGGCTTCCTCATAGCGAGGAAGATCGCCGAGAAGGGCTCCGAGCCTCACCCCTTCTTCGAGCCGGCCGTGAAGAAGAACAACAGCAAGATAATGAACGCCGTGCGGGACGCCGTGCGGAAAGCGACCAAGTAAAACGATGTCATTGTTCAGCAGACTGTTCGCCAGGACCCCTGCGCAGCAGGAGAGCGCCTACCACCCCGTCTACGCGGCGGTGGTCGCCCGGCTTGAGCGCGAGGGCGTCCGCGTGGGAAAGGGCGCGGGCTATCCGCGCATCGAGGTCCACACCATCACCGAGGGCGAGCGCCTGGACAAGGAGGGACAGCTCCGGCAGTTCTCCCTGACCGTGGAGAGCATCGGCAACGCCTCCCTGGCGGCGACGGCCGACATGAACGAGAAGAACGTGGAGCTCCTGACCTCGGAGCTCACCCTGCCGGAGGGCTGGAGGTGCCTGGGCGTGCTGCCCGACCAGCTCCAGGACCTCACGGAGAGCGCCGACAGCGCGAAGATCATCTACCGCCTGCTCCAGGGCTTCACGATCTACGTGGAGCGCGTGAAGGAGGACGAGGAGGAGGAGCCGGCAGAACCCACCGACACGACCGAGCCCACGACCGAGGAGCCCGTCGGTGACGAGAACCAGGGCACGGGCTCGAACGACACGCCCCTGGGCCCCGCCCACGAAGGAAGCAACACCAGCGAGACGCCCGGCACGCTCAACCCCGGCCTCGAAGGCGGCGCCAACGATTCACACAGACACTAACACGCGACAGACATGGCAAGACTGGGAAACATCACCAAGTTCTACATACGATCCGCCCACACGTCGGGGACGCCCCCGACCACGGCGTACCACTACACCTGGCTCGGCTGCGAGACGGCCAACAGCCTGAACCGCACCCAGGAGGCCGTGGAGTGCAGCGACAAGTCCGACACCTGGGCCCGCTTCATCGCGGGCAAGCGGGGCGGCACCATAGAGGCCACGGCCTACGCCGACAACGACGACGCCCAGCAGGCCGGGCTCCTGGAGAGCCTCCACAACGGCACGAAGGTCTGGGTGCTCATCGGCATCAGCGAGAGCTCGATGGCCATCGACGAGGACGACGAGATCCTGGAAGGCGACCTCATGCGGGGCGTCATCACGGCGATCTCCGACACCAACGACTTCGGCGCCTGCGCGTCCCGTCAGTTCTCCCTGACGCTGGACGGCGAGATCGACCACACGGAGCCGGAGGACGAGGAACAGTCCGTCCCGGCGGCGAACATCCCTTCGACCGTCCCCGGCAACGGGGAGGAGCAGGTCCCGGAGCAGTACACCAACCCGAACAACCCTTAATACCGACATACAATGGCACAACTCGGAAACGTCAACAAATTCTACATCAAGATCAGCTCGGCCTGGACGTGGCTGACCGGGGAGCAGAACAACTCCTTCAACCGCACGGCGGAGGCCATCGAGGTCTCCGACAAGTCCACCGACTGGGCGCAGTTCATCGCCGGAAAGAAGGGCGCCACCGCCGAGGTGACGATCTTCGCCGACAACACCAACGCCGCCCAGAAGAACGTCCTCTCCGCCTTCGCCTCCGGCTCGGAGGTGGACGTGTTCATCGGCGAGCTTTCCACGAACAGCCCGTCCTCCGGCGACGTCTTCAAGGCCATCATCACCTCCATCAGCGACACGAACGACTTCGGCGCCGTGTCCTCCAGGAGCATCAGCCTGACCGTCAACGGGGCCGTGACCCACTACCCGACCAGCTAACCGCGTATGATTCAGGTGCGCAAGACCGTGGAGATCGGCGAGGGGGTGAAGGTGGATCTGCTTTTCACCCCCCGCCTGTCCATGTACCAGGAGACCGTCGCCCCCCTCCCGGAGCTGAAGGAGGACGCCGGCATGATGGCCGTCATGGAGAGGTACGCCGACCTCATGTACTTCGCGGCGCTCAACGCCTGGGAGCTGGACGGCCACGGCACCGTCGAGGACTTCCCCCACACGCGGGGCGACTTCCACGGCTGGATGCAGGCCGACCCGAAGGGCTTCATGAAAGGCGTCGAATTCGCCGCCAGCGCCCTCACGGGGAAGACCGTAAAGGAATTAGCCGCCGACGCCGCGAAACGCCGCGAAAACGGCCAGGAAACGCCAAAGACGGAGGACGCGGAGCCCGTAAAAAAAAAGAGCTGCTGGATCTCCCGGATTATGGGCCGATCGAGGCGTTCCTCGTAGGCCGGTGCGGCAAGACCGAGCGCGAGGCCGGGCTCACCTCCTTCCGTGAATACCAGCTTCTGGCGAAGGGCAGGGAGGACGACTGGAGGGAGAGGATGGAGATGGCGCGGTGGATCTGCTTCCACATCTACGCGCAGAACCCGTACATCAAGCCGCCCAGGGCGCAGACGCCGGTCAGCTACTGCCGGTTCCCCTGGGAGGAGGTCACGGAGGAGGAGGCGAAGGAGGCCGCGAGGCGCTGCACCGTCACGGAGGAGGAGGCCGCGAAACTGAACGAGATATTCGAGAACCTTAAGAACCAGAACCGAGGACGATGAAGATAGGAGATTTGTGGGTCAAGCTCGGCCTGAAGAAGGACGAGTTCGACAAAGGGATGAAGGAGGCCGGGGAGCAGGTCTCCGGCGAGGGCGGCCTTCTCGGCAAGATAAAGGGCCTGAAGGTCGGGGCGATCGCCGCGTGGGCGGCCATCGCCGCCGCCGCCGTGAAGATGGCCGACAGCTTCGCGCACACGTCCCAGCGCCTCGGCGACATCTGGGACAGCACGATGGCCGGCATGAAGGGAGCCTGGGGCACCTTCGTCGCCGCCATCAACTCCACCGACTTCTCCAACCTGGGGAAGCGCATGGCCGACAGCTTCCGCGAGGCGAAGCTCCTGGCCAACATGAAGGACGCGGAGTTCGAGGTCATGAACTCCATCGAGCTCCAGAAGGCCGCGATGAAGGACGAGCTCGCCGTCCTCCAGATCAGGATGCGGAACCAGAAGCTCTCCCAGAAGGAGAGGGAGGCCGCCGCGAAGGAGTACCTGGAGAAGATCAAGGGCATATATGACCAGGAGGCGCAGTACCGCAAGCAGTACAGCATCCAGGCGCAGAACACCTACCTCACCAGCGCCGGCGTCAGGGAGACCGGGCGCAACCGCGAGGCCCTGCAGTCCTTCCTCACCTCCGTCGCGCCGAACCAGGAGCTCGTCAAGGCCCTGGACGACTACAACAAGAACAACAACCACTACGCCAACGAATCCCAGCGAAAGCTCCTGGAGGGCCTGAAGGAGCAGACGGGCGTGAACCTCGCCACCCTCGGCAAGATCGCCAACTACTACCAGAGCACCAACGACGAGACCGCGAAGGCCCTCGTGGACGCGATCGTGGCGGAACGCGCCGCCGCCGGCGCCTTCAACGAGGAGACCCGCCGCGTCCAGAACCTCGGCGACAACGTGACAATGAAGGGGGGCGGCAAGATCAAGGAGACCCTGGAGGAGACGATGGCGAAGGCCCAGGCCGCGATGGACAAGGTGCTCGACAACACGATGGAGCACCTGGACGACGCGTTCGACGACATGAAGCCGGTGGAGTTCCAGCCCCTGGAGATCATCCCGCCGGACTTCACGGAGTGGGACGA